AGGTGCTAGATACACAAAGAGCATTAGGCATGAGAGGGCTTGCATACAAAGAAACAGCCAAAGATCCTGAGATTGTGAGTGGTACAGATGCATTCATAGAGGGCTTTGTTAAGCCATTTAGAAAGTATGATCCTTTTGGAGCAGTGGTAGATGAGAGTGCATTGCCTAAAAAAGAAGATCCTTTCCAAGAAGAAAGAAGACGTGTTGCACCACTAGCCAAGGTTGCACTAGGTCTTAACATGTACACTGCTGATAGTGAAGAGGGTAAAAAATTAAAGTCTTTGGGATTTGATAAGTGGGATGTGAGTAGTAGATCTAGAATACCAACCGTAAGAAACTTTGAGAACAAGTCAATCAGGGAGAACCTACCATCCATAGTAGAAGAAGCCACTGAACTAGAAGCATTATGGGGTAGCATGTATGATGCTAACCAGAGAGAGCTATCTCAGATAGGTGGTGGTAGAATACTTGGGCTGATAGACACAGGTATCAGCAAAGAAAAGTATATAAAAGATAATGTGAAGAAATATATTAAAGATCAGATAGATCTTTTTAGAAATCCAACTGATAGTCTTGTGGCACTAGATGATCCACAAAAGGTATTAGAGTATCAGTCTATGACTGACTACAGAAGACTATCAAAGAACCAGAGGTCAAAGGGATGGTTTAGATTTGTGGAAGAAGAGGAAAGATCTCCCTTTGATTTCACAAGTGAATATCTAGAGAGAGCTTTACCTGAGTTTGAGGATTTAAGTGCAGATGACAAAGAGCAAGCTTTGAAGAATCTAAAGCTACAAGATTTACAGCTACTTTTTCTCTATGGGAAAGAGTCTCCGTAGTTTTTTCAAAGAGTCATTAATATCTCTAATGCCGTTCTCACACTCTTTTAGTTTGTAATTCATCTCTGTTAGAAGTTCGAACATTGTCTTGGGTTCTCTGCTTCTTCTGTCCATGAAAGCCTTTGCTTCTTTTTCTAATTCCATCTCGTCCTCTATGTATGTTATCATAATAGGCTGTGTTAAAGCCACGTTCCCACTCTCTATATAACATAGTGTCGGAACTATAGGGGTTGCGAATCTTTCCATAAACAAATGCATCGTAACCTTTCATCCACTGTATCTTCAGTGGTGCATCATGTTTACCTAATCCTCTTTCCTTTCTAGATAAGTGTCTCATACTAAGCTCCTATGTCCACTATCTCACAACTGTCACCAGAACAGGCAAAGGTCTGAGAAGAATTAGTGTTATCTTCTTTTTCATAATCCGTAAACTTATTCCAATCAATATGAGTGAACTTACTGCTAAAATCATTGTATA